CTTTTCAGATGGAACTTTACATCTTCATCAAAGTGTTTTCCTTGAAACACTATCTTTTTAATAATCTCTGAAAACTCACCTGACTCTGCTTGCATACCCATAGAGCAAGTTATTAACTGGCTCCATTCGGCATCTTTATAAGTATTTTGCAAGCCGAATAATCTGTCTGCCATAACTTCAGTTCTTAAACTTTCATCTGAAGTTGTGCTTTTTACGAATTTACCGTAATCATCTATCTTTATAAATTTCTTTTGTTCTTCTGTCAATTTCTTTCTCCACTATTTCCATTACTTGTTCTTTTTTATACCACACTCCAGAGTATGTTTGTATCTCTCCATTGCGGTATTCCACTATATATCTTTTATATCCAAAAGGGCGTTCAGAAAAGATTCTAGTTCCCCCATGAAAGGCAGCTTCTAATAATCTCATCTGGTTATCCTGTTTTCATAATCTGCTAACTCTTCATCCCACCAGACAGGCTTGTCTCGTCCTTTCCAACTAGCAAATGTTGCCTTGTCAAAGTGGTAGAAGTCGCGATACGACTGTATCGGGTCATCGGACTTAAGATCATCTGGCATTGCCATTGCAAAGGGTGTGAGTCCATTTCTGGGTATATGTTTAAGGTCAGGTAACTTGAGTACCACCTCCTGCACAGACTTGTGGGTCTTTCCATATCTATATCCATACTCTTCGTTAAGTGCGAGTGCATAGCAGTATAGCCACTCGTAATTGTCGAGCGACTCTCTTGCCCAGATAGTGCAAGGGTGGTTATGCATAGTAGGGAGATAAGGTACGTAGCGGGGGTTTTTAGTTTTGACCTCTCGTAGTGTTTGTAATTCATTTTTTTCTAATTTCCTTGGTTTATATCCTAGATAATGGTCTATCCAATGTGTTGTACATAGCATTTGTGCTGCTTCTAATGGCATCTTCACAATATGTTTGTCTACATGATACTCTGCACATTTATCAATGTCCTTGTCTAAGATAAAAATATTCATTGGGTATATTATAGTTGAATTCAACTTGTGAGTCAAGTTTTATTTTGAGGGTTGGTGGTTTTTATCTAAACCAACCAACTAAAGAATGTCTGACTCCTCTAGTTACAGGGGAGACCCTGTGTTTGTGTGAGGAGTCAAACATTGTAATTGAACCTTTTTCATATGCTTCAGCGTTCAGAGTGTATTCTTTAAACTCAAGATCACCTCCTTCGTACTCTGATTTATCGGATAGCTGAAGGGTAAGACTAAGTCTTCTTGGTCCTTCAGGTGGCGAGTCCAAGTGCCAGTCGTAAAAGTCACCTACTGAATAAGTAGCCAACTGTAACGGCTCTAGCACAAGGTCATCATAACCCCAGTACTGTAAACCAAAGGATGTACCTACGGTTTGTACAAACATACTGAGCTCATGCCAATACTCATTATCTCGCAACCATCGGACTTGTGATTGTCGAAAAGCCTTATCAGATAAGGCATTCCCTATAAATCCTTCCATCGGGACAACAATATTAAGTGCCTCTAGCGTTACGTCACATAAGCTTTCTGGTACGGCTTTATGTGACGAGTAGATCACTTCTTATCTTGTCCTGCGGTTGGTGCTTTATGAGTACCTGCGTAGAGTCCAAACCACGCAGCGCCTGCCCCGACTAGTACTGATATTAAACCAGACTGTTCGAGACTTGGTTCTGGTAAATCCATAAACCAAAATGTTGCATAATAAAGAAGAAACATATAGATACTTAAAAATGCTCTTGGAAATATTCTCCAACTATCAACGGTTTGTGCTAAAAACACTACCTTTTGAAAAGGGTTTACATTATTTATATCTTCTAGTTCTCTTATTCTGTCTTTAAGTTCGCTTTTTTCTTGTAGCAAAGCCATGAACTTATTAAGGTCTATTTCGACCTCATTTCTATCCATGTCTCCTGCGAATTGTCCTGGTGGCATTGACATTATATTTCTTCCTTATAAATAGTCCATGCTCCCCAAAGTATTGCGACCCATGCTAATATTTTAGCTAGTGGATTCATCAGCACTACTAGTAATCCTAAAGCTATTAGTACTGTGCCATCCCATGAAGTTCGTTCGGATACTCGAGCTTTCACCCATTCTATCCAGTCTTTTATTAACTCCATTTCTTCTCCTTTCTAGTTCCAAAAGTAAGTAACTTTTGCAACTCCGTGATTTCTCTTTCTATCCGAGAAATCTCACTTGGGTTTTTTGTAACTCCAAGTTGTTTTTTTAAGCCCGCTAAAGCTAGTTCTGTATTATGCCGAGTAGGTGTCACTTTAATCCTAAATCCTTACCCCAAGGTGCTTCATACGTTGGTCCGTTGTCCTTGAAGTCCTTAATCCACTTATGTTTGTCTGAATCAGAATCTATAGCCTCAATATCCGTACCATAAATTTTAATGGTCTGCTCCTTCCATTCTTCTTGTTCTAAGGCGTGCGGAAGCCAGTCTCTGACTGACTTCACGCTAACGTCGGCTCTTAGATGTATTGTTATTTTATAATCCTGCTCTGCCATAATTTTCCTTTACGCAACTCTTTTTACACCACGATATATTCCATCATGTGGTTGAGTTGGCTGTTTCGCACTAATATATTTAATACCTCTATAAGTGAACTCTTGCTCTATAAGTTCTGCTTTGTTGGTATCAACTTGACTAGCACCTCTATACGAGTTTGCCATAATCATCTCCTTTTCTTTTTGCGAAGATGTAAAATTTAAAAACCATCTTCTAGTTTAATGAAGATGCGTTCCTTCGGCGTCCTGCCTACTTCCGTTCACTGCTACATTTAGAGTGAATGAACGATTTAATTTTGTTCTTGGGGTGATGTAATTTTTTTATAATATACTACTACATCTTTCATTTCTGTAATGTACCTTTTCAGTTCTTGCATATTGTATGCCATCACTTCATAGTCAGGTACTGACATAGCTAAGAATACCAATTCCCCTTCTTGGTCAACTATTCTTGCTTTAAATTCTTCGAAGTTACTCGGTGTAACTACAAACCATGTTGGTTGCTTTAAGTCTATTTCTCTAGGCATAACGGGCTGAACGAATGTTCGTTCAAGTGGTTTTGACACTATATCTATTTGTTTTGTATTTTTACCTAGTAGACTGCAACTGGAGACCATCATCGAGATCGTCAACAACATTACTAAGTTCTTCGATTTCTTCGAATATATGTTTTGTTCCATTGTTTATCTTTCCTTCCATTTTTGCTGGATCATTTAAAATTTTAGCAGTTAATTGGTAGTTACGAATAAAATCTGAATATCTATTCAACTCTCTTTGTGCTGCTTGACTTTTTACAGTCATTTCGTTTAGTGCTGTAGTTTGCGTAGCAAAGTCATTTTGTAAACTTTCCATTGCTAGTTTTTGTTCCTCTACTGCGCCTTCTAATGCAGCGTTGTTAGCTTTTAGTGTCGTATTTTCACTATATAACCAATAACTTCCGAGTCCTAATACGATTATTATTCCTATAAATACTTGATTCATATTTCTTCTATCCTATAATTTAACCCTTCGGCTCCTGTTATTTCTACTTTATCGCCTTCATGGGTTATAAATTTTAAATATTTTGGTTTTTTACTTAAAAATTTCTTTACTGTGAATTCTTGGTCGTCTGCGTCTCCCCAGACAGCATTATAACTTACTATTAATTTATATCTAGGAAATAGTTTTGATATAAACCATAACCAAAATTCTTGTGCTTTTTCTTTTATACTACTCATAATCTGAACTCATCTGTCCAACTTCCACTTGGATTTTTCTTTTCTTCTTTCTTTTTGTCCTTGTGAAATTGAGTCTGTTTGGCTTTTGTGCCTTTTCGGATTTTAAAAATCCTATCCCAATTCTTATCAAACTTTGCTTTATTATAAGGTCTTATATTACTTCCTTTGCCCATAATTCTGCTTCCGCCTCTCTTCTCTTTGTTAATCCTGCTAATACTTTTCCGTTTGCTTTGTTCCACCTAACTATTTCTGCTGGTACTTCATCTTTATTTCCAGCATTTAATTTTTTCAGAAGTGTACTACTTTTTAAGTTTCCTACTCCTAAATTATATGTCCATGATGTTAATGCATCAAGTTCATTTTGTTTTAATTCTACTTTTACTGAGTTTAATACTTGGTGTTTAAACTCTTCCAGTTCTTCGAGTAAATCTCTCTCGGCCTGGACTTCTGTTACCTTGTCCCCTTCCTTTACATTACGAGTTCTGCCATATCCTATAGTCCATACATTTGCTGGGCATAGATATGCAGTATCTTCGAACCCTTCAAAGTATTTTACTAATTGTATACAATCCTGACTTACTTTCATTCTAAAATCCTACTGAAACACCACAACCACAAGCTGTTTGCTCATTTGGGTTGTGTATTTCAAATCCTGTCTCTACTAGAGACTCTTTCCAATCTATGATAGTTCCATGCAAATAAGGCATACTAAAACTATCAATCACTATTCTATCTTCAATAACAAAATCATCATTGTTGGGTTTTCCTTCGTGTAAGTCCCACATATATTGGAAACCATTACACCCACCCCCCGAAAGGGAAAGGCGGAGGAAATCATTCCCCAGCCTTTCTTTGATTCTATCCTTTGCTATTTCGGTTATTGTTATCATTCTAACTCAAGACCTAGTACTAGCTTGCCCAATTGTAAAATCCTACCATTGACCAAATTACGAATATGAAGGGTGTTATCATTAACACTGAACTTCCTAAACTTTTTAGTACTTTCAAAGGATCTTCACCTTTAAATAAAAGATCCTCTAACATCACTGTCTATTCTCCTTGTGTGATTGTAAGGTATAAATACCTAAGTTATTTCAATTTGTCTTGGTTTCTTCTCTTCTGGTATCTCGACATGAAGGTCTACCGTTAGAATGCCGTCAACAAAAGATGCTTGGTCAATTCTGACATCGTCAGATATGGTGAAGCTTCTCTTGAACGCTTTTCGTGTAATCCCCCTGTGTAAATATGACTCATCTGCCACATCTTTCAGACTCTTTTCTCCATGAATCGAGAGAACATTTTCTA